CGGGACCAACAGGACCAGGAGACAGGCAACATGACCGTTGTTAGGGTCCTGAAGAACAGATGGACGGGCGAAACGGGCGTAGGATGTTTGTTGGAATACGACAAATACACTGGGCGTATGACAGAGGTTTCTTCGGCAGACTTCGATGATGACGATGCTGTTGTAAAGTTTCCCGCTGCAACTTCCGACTTTTAATTAGTTACTCCCGCGAGAGGACGTATAGATGAGACTTCTGTTTGACATCGAAACAGACGGTTTGTTGGACTCCGTTACAAAGGTCCATTGCCTTGTTGCCAGTGATATAGATACTGGCGATGAATACTATTGGGAACAAAGAGATATCGTTACTGGCATCAGGTTCCTTCAGACAGCCAAGATGCTTGCTGGTCATAACCTTGTTGGCTTTGACCTTCCTGTGTTGACAAAGCTGTATCCCAAAGAAAAGTTAACTGGGTTAACAATTCGGGACACGCTGGTTATGTCACGGCTTATCTGGCCTGACCGTAAGGACAGGGACTTCAAGCTGTTCCGAATGGGCAAGCTGCCCCCGAAGATGATAGGACGCCACAGCCTCAAGGCTTGGGGGTATCGCCTTGGGGAATATAAGGGTGAGTTTGCAGAGGAAACTGATTGGTCAGAGTACAGCCAAGAAATGCTGGACTACTGCCGACAGGACGTAAAGCTAAACGTCAAGCTATTCCACAAGATAGAAGCCCTTGGGTATAGCGAAGATGCCATTCAGCTAGAACACGATATCCATTCAATCCTTATTCAACAGCAGAAAGATGGGTTTCCCTTCGATGAACGAAAGGCACAGGAATTGTTCGTTACTCTGAATGAAAGACGCATGGGTATCGAAGCGGAACTAACCACCAACCAACCCCCTTGGATAGAAGAAATAGAGTTTATCCCAAAGAGGGACAACCGTACTCGCGGTTACGTCAAGGGAGAGCCATTTATTAAGCGCAGAGAAATCCCGTTTAACCCCAGTAGCCGTGAGCATATCAGTCGGTTGCTCATGGAGAAACATGGGTGGGAGCCTTCTGAGTTTACAGACACAGGCATCCCCAAGGTGGACGAAAAAATCCTCAGTGAACTTGAGTACCCAGAGGCTAAACTTCTCAATGAATACCTGATGTTGCAGAAACGCATTGGGCAACTTTCGGACGGAGCGCAAGCATGGATGAAGCTAGTAAAGGACGGGAAAATTCATGGAAGTGTCAATCATATGGGCGCAGTTACGTCACGATGTACGCACCAAAATCCCAACACTAGCCAAATCCCTAGCGTATCGGCTCCATATGGTGTGGAGTGTCGTAGTCTTTTTCACGCACCTGATGGTTTTGTGGTCCTTGGGGCTGATTGTTCTGGTTTGGAACTGCGTTGCTTGGCTCATTTTATGGCCCTTTATGATGACGGTGAGTATGCTGATATCTTGCTTAACGGAGATATCCATACGGCAAACCAACTTGCGGCTGGATTACCCTCACGCGACATGGCTAAGACATTCATTTACGGTTGGCTTTACGGGGCAGGCGACGAGAAAATTGGTAAAATCGTGGGTAAGGGTAGTAAGGAGGGAGCTAGGTTAAAGAAGGAATTTCTAAGCAAAACCCCAGCCTTGGATAAGCTGCGAAATGCGGTCAACAAAGGCGCACTCAGGGGTTATCTCTATGGACTCGACAGGCGCAAGATGCCTGTCAGACACGCACATGCTGCAATGAATACCCTACTGCAAGGCTGTGGGGCTGTCATTTGTAAACGCTGGGTTGTTGAGTTCCATAAATTACTAAAAGAGCAAGGCTTTATCCACGGCAAGGACTATTGGCAAGCCGCCTTTGTCCATGACGAGGTACAGGTAATTGTTCGGAAAGAGGTAGGAGATACCATTGGTAAACTCTGTATCGAAGCAATCAAAAAAGCGGGTACGTACTACAATTTCCGTATCCCACTCGACGGGGAATACAAGCTCGGAAAAAACTGGGCTGAAACCCACTAAGGCTAACCGAAAGAAGTTTGACCTAGATTTGGCCTATGGTGAACTTCATGAAACTGAGTTCCTAAACGTCCTGAAGAACAAGAAGGTCGAAGTGAAGACCGAGAGGGACAAGTGGGTTAAAACAGGCAACATTTGCATTGAGTACCAAAGCTACGGGAAACCCAGCGGGATTGATGCTACTGAGGCCGACTATTGGGTTCACAATCTAGCGGTAGGCGACGATGTTTATTGTCGTTTGTTGTTTTCTGTGGACACCCTTCGCAAGATTATTCGGGAACCAAACAAATTCAAGACTGTTTTTGGTGGGGATAACAACGCTTCCCGAATGTATCTAATTAAGCTCTCCAAGCTGTTCACTAAAGAACAACTAGAGATTTATTCTAATCTATCCACTTTGGTAAAGGATGAAGAATGACTGCACTACTTATAGATGGTGATATTGTGGCTTTTAAAGCTGCTACTGTAAGTGAACACCCCGTCCATTGGGGGGGTGACCTATGGACACTGCACTCATACACCAGTGAAGCCTATGCTTACGCTGCGGATATGGTGGAACTACTGCACGAAAAGTCGGGCTGCACTAATGCTTGGGTTTTCTTTTCGGGCAAAAATAACTTCCGAAAGAATGTTGACCCAAAGTACAAGGCAAACCGCATAGGCAAGCGTAAGCCCATTTGCCTAGGACCGCTGCGTGAACGAATGGAAGAAACAATGCGGTGTGTTTCCTTCGATGGTCTTGAGGCTGATGACCTACTGGGTATCTATGGAAGCGCACTCCCACACAAAACTGTAATCTGGTCCATTGATAAAGACCTTCGGCAAATCGCTGGGTTGCACCTCATAGATGACGAGGTTGTAGAGATATCCCCTGAGACTGCGGACAGGAACTTTTGGATGCAAGTTTTGGTTGGTGATACAGCGGATAACTACAAAGGCTGTGTGGGTGTAGGTCCTGTAAAAGCCGAAAAGATACTCATGAAAAAAGATGGGCTTACCCCATGGGAAAAGGTACTCGCGGCCTACGAAAAAGCTGGGCAGACCTTCGATGATGCCCTGACCAACGCCCGACTAGCTTTCATTCTCAGGAAGAACCAGCGGGACACGCTTTGGGAGCCACCAATCCAATGAAATACGAACATTATAAAAGATTAGAGGATGCAAGAGTGACGGATGAAATGGTCAATAAACCCGCCCACTATAATCAGAGCGAGATTGAGTGCATTGATGCAATCAAAGCGGCTACGGGTAAATCCTACGAAGCCTACCTTCAAGGTACAATCATCAAATACCTATGGCGGTACAATCATAAACACAAAGACAGAGTTGAAGACCTCAAGAAAGCCCAAAACTACCTCTCAAGATTAATCCAAGAGGTAACAACTAATGGCTAAATGGAGTTTTTCGATGATTAACCGTGAAGAGTACGCAAAGGTCCTTGAAGCCAGCAAAGCCCTTGGTTTCAATAACTACCAAAAGAAAGCCCACAGCACAGCGGTATATCCCCCAGAAATGGGCATGGCCTACTGTGTCACTGGGTTATGCGCTGAGTGCGGTGAGGTAGCCGATAAGGTTGCCAAATACTACAGGGGTGACGGTGAGTTAAACCGTGATGGCCTCAAGAAAGAGTTGGGGGATGTTCTGTGGTTTATTGCAGAGCTTTCCACGCACCTAGGATTTGACTTGGATGAAGTGGCCCAAGGCAACCTAGACAAACTAGCAGATAGACAAAAAAGAAAAGCCCTCAAGGGTAATGGAGATAACCGTTAATGGACCAGTATCAGCAATATATCGCACTCAGTAAATATGCCCGTTTTGTTGAGGGGGAAGAACGCAGGGAAACATGGGATGAAAGTGTCGATAGGTACATTGATTTCTTTTCGACCAAGTTCCCACAGGCAACAGAGGCACTTTCGGAAGCCTCTGGGTATATCAAGTCGCTAGGCGTTGTCCCTTCTATGAGAGCAATAATGACAGCAGGTCCAGCTTTGGAGAGGGACCATATAGCGGGTTATAATTGTTCGTATCTGGCGATTAACGACCAGAGGGCCTTTGATGAAACCTTGTATCTCCTGATGTGTGGTACAGGTGTTGGTTATTCTGTGGAACGTGCAAACACCGAACAACTACCTAGTGTCCCATTGAAACTAAAAGCTGATAACACTGTGATTACTGTGGATGACAGCAAGATTGGATGGGCCGAAGGGTTACGTTCCTTGATAACCAGCTTGTATTCAGGTCGTATTCCTAAATGGGACCTGAGTAAAATTAGACCCTCTGGTTCACGCCTCAAGGTATTTGGCGGTAGGGCCTCTGGTCCTGACCCTTTGCAAAGGCTGTTTACGTTTGTTGTTCGTACCTTTCGGGAAGCAGAAGGACGCCGCCTTAAACCGATAGAATGTCACGATATCCTTTGTGCGATTGCTGGTTCAGTCGTGGTTGGTGGGGTGCGCCGAAGTGCCATGATTAGCCTCTCGGACCTTAACGATGACGAAATGCGTTATTGTAAATCAGGGGAATGGTGGAAGGACAATGTAGACAGGCAGCTATGCAATAATTCTGTGGCCTACCCAAATAAGCCAAAATTAGGAGACTTTTTGCACGAATGGACTGCCTTGTATAAGTCTCAGAGTGGTGAAAGAGGTATCTTCAACAGGCAAGCCGCGAAGTCACAGGCCACTAAGTCAGCCCGTAGGGACCCCAATCATGACTTTGGGACAAATCCTTGCGGGGAGATATTGTTACGAAATATGCAGACATGCAATCTCTCAGAGGTAATCATTAGGGCTGAAGATGACGAAGCCTCATTGACCAAAAAGGTTGAGATAGCGACTTTATTGGGAACACTTCAGTCTGCTTTGACCGATATTCGGTACTTACGTCCTGAGTGGAAGAAAAACATGGAAGAGGAACGTTTGTTGGGTGTTAGTTTTACTGGCATTATGGACAACCCTTTGATGTATAGTATGCCTACAAGTTTTGAAGAGGATAACTTAGGGCAACGCCTTGAGCGCATGAAACAGATTGTTTTGGATACAAACGGGAAATGGGCTGAAACACTGGGTATTCCTCCGTCTGTTGCGACCACTTGCGTCAAACCTAGCGGCACGGTTTCTCAGCTTAGTTCGTCTGCCTCTGGGATTCACCCACGATACGCCAAACACTACATTCGGCGTGTACGGGCAGATGTAAAGGACCCTCTGGCAACATGGATGGTGGATGCGGGTATCCCCAGCGAAGAGGATAAATATAACAAAGACAACTTGGTTTTCTCTTTCCCTATTGAGTCACCATATCAATCTGTGACTAGGCACGAAATGTCTGCCATGGACCAGCTTCGCCTGTGGATGCTGTATAGAAAGCACTGGACAGAGCATAACCCCAGTATCACCGTGTATGTCTCTGAGGACGAGTGGATTGGAGTTGCTGATTACGTGTATCAGAACTTTAAAGATGTTGGGGGCGTGTCGTTTTTACCTAGGGAAGACGATGAACACACCTACATACAAGCACCTTATGAAGAAATAAACGAGTTGCAATACTCTGATTTTAAGGGTAAAATGCCCTCAGTTTCTTTCTCGGCTTACAGGGAAGCTAATGACATGACAGTTGCTTCACAGGAACTAGCATGTACGGGTGGTACTTGTGAGCTTTAGGGATTGTTAACTGGGTTAACTAACTTCGGGTCGCCTTCGGGCGGCCCTTTTTCGTTTCTTGGACATTATCGGGTTTACCACCATGAAAATATTTACAGGCACACCGCTGATATCAAAAGAGGTTCTACAGTACCTTGAAGCTCAGTACCCAGACAGGATTCCTATGGATATCTCTCTGACCGCTGAAGACTTCCGTTATCTGCAAGGCCAACAAAGCGTCATCGAAAAGATACGCCAACTTACAGAGTTTGAAGAAGAGGACTAACCATGTGCCTACCTAAGAAAACAGTTGTCATGCCAGAGCAAAAAACAGTGACACCTACTATTGGGGCATCAGCACCCGCTGCGGCTGTCTTGAACACAAAGACAGTGGATTTTGATGCGGTTGATAGCGACAGTGCGTCCCTAAAGAAGAAAGCTAAGGGCAAGAAAGCCTTTCGTATCGCTAAGAAGAACGATGTGGGTACACCTATGTCTGGTTCTGGCCTCTCAATTCCTAAGAGTGCCTAAAGATGTGTACGGGTGTAGAGTACATTTCGCATGAAGCCTACAATAACCCTAAACGCACCGCTGCACCTGTAAGAACTTCGGGTGAAGGTGACGGTGGTGGGACTGTGGGCAGAGCTTATAGAGACACACCAATGAACGTCATGGGTTCAGGTAAAAAATCCAAATCTACAATGACTACAGCCTCAACGCCAAGCACCAGCAGAACCACAGGGCTTGGCTTTGGTGGTAAGGGTCCAGACAAAGATAAGTATTCGGGTGGTTTATACTAAAAAGAGGGTGCCATGCTAAACGCACAAAATAAGTCTGTAGCTGGTAGGTACACACAGCTAGAGTCACACAGGCACTCATTCCTAGAGCGCGGCAGAGATGCCTCTGAGTTAACCATTCCAACACTTGTACCACCCGAAGGACACTCAGGTTCTACCCTGTATAAAACGCCTTATCAGTCGGTGGGTGCCAGAGGTATCAATAACCTAGCCTCTAAACTCCTTATGACCCTCTTGCCTCCTAACTCGCCGTTCTTTCGGTTATCTATTGATGACTTTGATATCGAACAGCTTGCAGGGAAGGACGCTAGGGGAGCCGTTGAGGAAGCCTTGTCCCGAATAGAACGGGCGGCAATGCAAGAGATTGAAGCTACTGCCGTTAGGGTCCCTGTGCATGAAGCCCTAAAGCAACTTATCGTGTCAGGGAACGCTCTAGTATATCTGCCGAAAACTGGTGGTATGAAAGTGTTTCGATTAGACCGCTATGTGGTCAAACGCGATACCATGGGTAACGTACTGGAAATTATCACTAAGGAGACTGTTTCTCCTATGATGCTTCCTAAAGAAGCCCAAGAAATCATAGCGACCTCTGAAGAGTATGATAGGGACACAACAAAGAACTGTGACCTATACACATACATTTGTCGCAAAGGTAATAAGTTTGAGATTTATCAGGAAGTAAAAGGGTTCGTTATCCCTAGTACCCAAGGTACTTTCCCCCTTGAAAAACTCCCGTTCATTCCCCTGAGATTTATTAGGATTGATGGAGAGGATTATGGGCGTGGGTATGTAGAAGAGTATATAGGTGACTTACGAAGTCTTGAGGCTCTTACGAGAGCTATTGTCGAGGGTGCTGCGGCGTCTTCAAAGGTACTATTTCTGGTAAGGCCCAACGGAACAACCAAACAATCGACATTAGCCAAGGCCCCCAATGGGGCTATCGTCCAAGGGGATGCTAATGACGTAACTACCCTTCAGGTACAGAAGTACAATGACTTCAGGGTAGCCCAAGAAACAGCCTCAACTATTACAGAACGTCTTTCCTTTGCGTTCCTGTTGAATAGTGCCATTCAAAGAAATGCGGAACGTGTCACAGCGGAAGAAATAAGGTATTCTGCACAGGAGCTAGAAACAGCCCTTGGTGGTGTCTACAGTATTCTCTCCCAAGAGTTTCAGTTACCGCTTGTTAAGCTCTTGCTAGCTCGCCTTGAGTCAACAGGCAAGATGCCAAAGATGCCCAAGGATTCCGTAAAGCCTCAGATTGTTACTGGCTTGGAAGCTCTTGGTCGTGGACAGGACTTGAACAAACTATCTCAATTCCTGAGTTTCCTACAGCCATTAGGCCCTGAGATTATCAGTCAGAACTTAAATGTTGAAGACTACATAGACCGTCTTGGGGCGTCCCTAGGGATTGATACTGGTGGGCTAGTTAAATCTGCGGAGCAGAAAGCCCAAGAAATGCAAGCGGCACAAGAGGCCCAACAGCAAGAACTTGGGAACCAAACACTAGCTAACATGGCTGAAAGGGCAGCACCAAAGCTGGCTGAACAAATCCCAGAGAACCTTCAGCCTAACTAACCAGTGGAGACAGTAAGAAATATGGTTGAAGCACTCAACACACACCAAGAACAAACGCCCGAAGACCCTTCCTATGTGCAGGAAATGGTGCAAAAGGCCGAAGGTTTAAACAACCAACAAGAGGAACGCCCAGAGTGGCTACCTGAGAAATTCAATTCCCCTAAAGATATGGCAGATGCTTATGCAAACCTTGAACGTCAATTCCATGATAAACAAGGTGACACAGACGAAGCGGGTGCTGTTGATGAAATGGGAAATGAGGAAGTCAAAGAGTACCTTTCAGATAAGGGAATTGACTTCAACACAATGTCCGAGGATTTCTGGCAAAACGATGGGTTGTCAGAAGACCAATACAACCAGCTTGAAGCCGCTGGTATACCTTCAGACATTGTAGACCAATTCATTGATGGTCAGAAGGCCATTGTGGATGCCACCAGACAACAGGCGTTTAATATAGCTGGTGGTGAAGAAAACTATGGGCAAATGATGGACTGGGCAACCAATAATCTATCGGAGCCTGAGCAAGACGCCTTTAATGCAGCGGTAGACAGTGGGGATACGGGCAAAGCTATGTTCGCTATCCAAGGTCTATCGGCACGTTTCCGTTCTGACGCTGGGAGCGAACCAAACCTAGTACAAGGTGAGGTTTCTAATTCGTCAGTGGGGTCTTACCAAAGTCTAGCAGAAATCACCTCTGCGATGTCTGACCCAAGGTACGAGAAAGACCCTGCATACCGTGACCAAGTAGCTAAGAAACTACAGCGGTCTTCGGTTCTCTAGTCCTGTCTCCCACAAGCAAACTAGAGTGGGCGACCCTATATCCTCCCCATGGGTCGCCCTTTACTATTCACAAGGCCACATAACGAACAAGCAACTAACCGCTGACCCCTTGCGAGGGACAATCTGAGGCGAAAGTGAGTGACTAAAGGGCTGAGTGTGCAAACCTAATAACATTAACCAACGAGGTAAACGAAATGGCTATGCAAGCTGCTTCAAACCCAACCTATGACGTATCTAGGCTGGGCCAAACTAACCTCTCTGGTGATGTGCGTGACCTGTTCTTAAAATTATATGCTGGTGAAGTTCTCACTAGCTTTGAAGCTAAGAACATCATGATGCCACTTGTTCGCACTCGCACAATCACTAAGGGAAAATCAGCGTCCTTCCCGATGCTGGGACGTACCACAGCGGAATATCACACCCCTGGCAATGAAATTACTGGTGGAAAAGTACGGGCTTCGGAACGTATTGTCACCATTGATGACTTGCTGATTTCTAGTCAATTTATCACTTCGATAGATGAAGCTATTAATCACTATGATGTTCGTTCAACCTATTCCAAGGAAGCTGGTATCGCTCTGGCTACTGAGGCTGACAAAAACATCCTTCGGACTGCCATTAAAGCCGCGCTATCTACTAACGCTACTCGCGCTGGCGCTTTGGTACAGGACTACACTGCGTTTACTGAAGAAGACTTCACTGACAACGTGACCATTGGTTCTGGTAGTAGTGCTGATATTATTGACCCTGCGAAAATCGCTAAGTCAATCTTTGACGCCAAGAAGGAAATGGACAAGAAGAACGTGCCTTACGATTCTGGTGCTGTTGTTGTTCTGCCACCTGACCAATACTACGCCCTTATGGACGTATCTGACGGTAGTAAACTGACGTTTATGAACCGTGACTTTGGCGGTAACGGCTCTGTTGCTTCT